GTTGGACACAAGCATTTGAAGATACTAACGGCAACGTATGGAATGCTGGAGCAACGTATTTTAGATATGGCTATCAACATGGAATTCCTTCCCCAGCTGGATATGGATATGTCAGATTTGGACATTCAGCGGATGTAGATACATCCGATTCTAGAGATAGAGTTTTGGGGATTGGTTTGAAGAATGGTGGTTCAGGCCCACTTGGTTCAAATACTGCTGGGGCAGGGGGATTGAACTATATATCTGGTAGTCTAGGTAGAGTAGCAAGAACAAAAGGGTTCTTGTACATAAAGAACTAATATAGAAATAAAATAGGGGCGATTAACATGACGGTCTGGCAAGGATAATAACAAATGGCAATAAATTTTCCAAGTAATCCGACAAATGCACAAGAAGTAACTGAAGGTAATGTAACATATGTTTACAATGCCACAAAAGGATATTGGGAAAGTTCCGAAGTTTCTTCTGGCGGTGCATCTATAGATGTTCTTGCAGATATGACAGCATTAATTGCTGCAACTGGAATGTCTAATGGAGATCAGGCGTTTGTTACAGGAAACAACAATCTTTATATATATTCTGGTTCTGGTTGGTATAAAGTGGCCACTGTCCAAAATGATGCGCCAAGTGCAATCACTGGTGTCTCTGGAACATATGAACTTGCAATTGATGGTACTGCAACTACTATTACAGCAGTTTCCACAGATCCAGAAGGGTTCCCTCTTACATGGAGTTATTCTGCAAGTGGACTTGGTAGTATTGCTACAATAAGTCAGGTAGATAATGTATTTACCATTACACCTAGTACTACAATAGCAGATGCTGGTACATTTTCGCTAACCATCAACGCAACTGATGGTATAAACGGCGCAGTAAGTACGACTACAAACTTAACTCTAGAATTTATTGTTACAGTTACAAACAGTAGATATACTACTCTGTTAGCGACAGCAGTAGATACATCCGATAATAACAATATTACAGACGCTTCTACTAGTAATCATACGATAACCGTAAATGGCGATGCTCATGCTGGTACTTTTAGCCCTTATCGCTCTGGTGGTTATTCTACTTACTTTGATGGAGCAGGAGATTATCTTAATGCGGCGGGCAATGTTGCATTTGAATTTGGTACAGGTGATTTTAGTATAGAACTGTTTTTTTATAGAACGGCGAGTGGTTCTGTCGATACACTGCTTCAGTATGGAAATGCTAGTGTTTCAGGTTATTCACAAATATCTTGGACTGTGTATATTTCAAGTAGTAATTATTTAAGCTTTGAAATAAGTGACGGTACTCCCGGCGGTGCGGGTAAATTGTCACTTGTTTCTAGTGTTCTATTTCCTACTAACTCTTGGGTACATGTATCTGTAGTTAGAGATGGTAATAATTTTACTTTATATCAAAACGGTAATTCTGTAGCTACCACAACAGATAACCGATCGGTTTATGTATCCCCATCTCCGTTATTATGGATTGCTAGAAATCATAGCGCTGGCAGCGGCGATACTGCGGGATTTTTCTCTAATGTACGAATAGTTAAAGGAACTGCTGTTTACACGACTAACTTTACACCACCAACTGAGCGACTAACAGCTATAACAAATACTTCGCTACTTACTTGCCACCTACCATATATATCTGATGGCTCAACTAACAATCACTCTATCACAGTAAACGGCGATGTTTCAACAAAGCCTCTTGCACCCTACGACAATTTAGAATACTCTGCAGCCGATCACGGCGGGTCTGTGTATTTTGATGGTACTGGAGATGCTTTAAGAATAGCAGATAACAGTAACATTCAACTTGGCACCTCAGCTTTCACAATAGAGGGCTGGTTCTATTGCAATGATACTAATCCCACTCAGGGAATTATAGCAAAAAGAGACGCAAGTGGTGAGTATTGGAGATGGATAATTACTGGCGGCAATTTAAATTTTAGATTTCAGTCTGTTGGAGGTGGTAGTTTTGCTTGCAACACTGTATCAGTGCCAACAAAAACGTGGTGTCATTTTGCAGTTACAAGAGATAGTAATAATGATGTTCGACAGTTTGTAAACGGAATATCAACACAAAATGCAATAAATTCTACAGGTAATTTCGATATATCAGGCTCGTCTTTAAGGGTCGGTGAATATGAATTAAACACTGGACATTTTAGTGGTTTTGTATCAGACATTAAAATTATTAAAAATTCTGCATTATACACAACAGATTTTACTCCTCCAAACGCTCCTCTATCCTCATCTGGCGCAGAACTACACATCAAAGGAACAGACGCCTCTATTATAGATAAGTCTCAAGGCGCTAACATAAAGCTGGTTGGTAATACTACTGGATCAACTACTCAGGTTAAGTTTGCTGATACTAAATCAATATATTTTGATGGCACTGGAGATGAGATTCAAACACCTACGAGTGAATTATTTAGGTATGGTACAGGCGATTTTACTTGGGAATTTTGGACGAATCCTAGTTCACAAGGCACCTATGATTACATTATAACTCAAGGGTCATCACCCGCTGGAACAAGCGGATTAGGATTGTATCTTCAGGGTGGAGTATTTAAAGTTTACCACAGTGGGGCAGCTATAATTATAGGTACTACTAGTATTTCAAATAATACTTGGTATCATGTTGCCTTGGCTAGAGAAGGAACTACCATGAGATTGTTTCTTGATGGCACACTAGAGGGCAGTGCGACCAATTCAGCAGACATACAACCTGGCACTTCATATGGTGTTGTTATTGGTCGGTGGACTGAAATTGGTGATAGTCAATACTATGATGGTTATCTACAAGACCTAAGAGTTACCAAAGGTCTAGCAAGATACACCGCAAACTTTACACCACCCACAGCTTCATTAGAAGGTTAACTTTTTAAATTATAAATAGTCATATAAAATAAGAGGTATGACTAATGGCCACAGTAACATCTAGAACCGACTTCAAAGCTTATTGTCTCAGAAAGTTGGGTTCTCCTGTAATTCAAATTAATGTAGCAGACGAGCAAGTTGAAGATAGAATTGATGATGCGCTAGAGTATTATCAAGACTATCATTATGATGCGGTTGAGGATACATATTTGGCTCATGAAATAACTCAAACAGATATGGATAACAAATATATAACTATCAGTAATAATATTATTGGTATCAAACAAGTTATTCCACTTTTTCACGCAGATAATACTTCTGGTAATATGTTCGACATTAGATATCAATTATTTTTAAATGATGTGTATGACTTACAAAGTGCGGAAATGCTCACATATCAATTGACACAAGACCATTTACAGATGGTAAATGAAATAATTACTGGCAGAGTACCGATTAGGTATAATAGGCATGTCAATAAACTTCACTTAGATATCGATTGGGGTGAGGCGTTGAGTGTCGGAGAAAATATTATAATAGAAGTCACTAGAGTCATAAATCCAGACACATATACCGATGTGTGGAATGATAGATGGTTAAAGAGATATGCAACGGCCCTAGTTAAAAAACAGTGGGGTGAAAATTTAACAAAATACGAGGGCGTAGAATTGCCTGGCGGTATCACATTTAATGGTGGTAGAATTTTAGATGAGGCAAATGCAGAAATCGAAAAATTAGAAGAAGAAATGTCATTGTCATATGAACTTCCAGTAGATATCATGATTGGATAATCGATGGCTACTAATCCATACATAAATACTATAAATTTTGCCCCAGAACAAGATTTGATTGGAAATCTTGTAATAGAATCTATCCAGATGCATGGTCAGGATTTTATATACGTTCCTAGAGAAATTATAAGTGAAGACACAATATTTAACGAAGACAATCTTAGTTCATTCACAGAAACACATACTATAGAGATGCATATCGAAAGTGTGAATGGGTTTGAAGGTGAAGGAGATATGCTTTCTAAATTTGGCTTAGAAGTCAGAGATCAAGTTGTCACGATGGTATCTATATCAAGATTTCTCACAGTAACTGGAAAAGAACGCCCCTTGGTCGGTGATTTGCTTTATTTTCCAATCACTGATAAAGTATTCGAAATAAAATTTGTCGAAGATGAAGTACCATTCTTCCAGCTAGGAAAGATGCATGTATATCAAATCACCTCTGAATTATTCTCATGGTCGCATGAAACAGTTAATACTGGAATAACAGAACTTGATAATAACTTTACCACATCATCTCCAGCAGTTG